ACAGCCTCGCGTATCTCAGATGTGATGGCAAAGACTAAAGCCGGCTATGGCGCATCCCGCGCAAATTACATGGCCGAACTAATCGTGGAGCGTCTGACAGGCAAGCCGGGGGACTCCTATCAGAACGCCGCCATGATGTGGGGGACGAACACCGAGCCACTAGCCCGCGCCGCGTATGAGGCGCACAGGGGGGTGCTGGTGGAAGAGGTAGGGTTCGTCCCCCACCCCACTATCTCAATGGCTGGCGCGTCTCCTGACGGCCTCGTCGGCGATGATGGGCTTGTGGAGATTAAATGTCCAAACACTGCCACGCACATCGAGACGTTGATGACGGGGAACGTGCCGCTCAAATACATCTTGCAAATGCACTGGCAGATGATCTGCACCAAACGAGAATGGTGCGATTTTGTGTCGTTTGATCCCCGTATGCCAGAGAACATGCAGCTATTCGTGGCTCGTTATATGTTTTCAAACGACACAGCCTCGGACATGACTAAAGAAGTTACCGCGTTTCTTGCGGAGCTAGACGATAAGGTTTCCAAACTGAAGGAGCAGTATGGCGATGGCGTATGAACAGCGCGACAACAGCGGTTCTATGTTCAAGAACAACCGCAAAGAAAACGACAGGCAGGCAGACATGACCGGGTCCATCATGGTCGATGGTGCGGAATATTGGCTGAACGCATGGCGCAAGGTCGATAAGAATGGGAACCCTTGGTACTCGTTCTCCGTGAAGAAGAAGGAACAGCGCCAGTCCGCGCCGGCCAGCCGGCCCGCTCGCGATGACGACGAGATTCCTTTCTAGTCATGGATAACGGCCCTCCCCTTTCCGAACAGTTTCGGATCATCGCGAAGCGCTGGGTCGATCAGGACGCAGCGGCCTCGCTCTTGGAAGAAAGCAAGTCCGCCGTGCTAGCCCAACGCATGGCGGCCTTGGGGGAAATGCCAGTCAGCAAGGCTGAGATGCAAATCAAGGCGTCTGACGAATGGCATGAGTATATCGAAAAGATGGTGGAAGAACGAAAGAAGGCTTCTCTCCTGAAGGTGCAACTTGAGTTTATCAGGATGCGATTCAGCGAGTGGCAGTCTCACGAAGCCACCAGACGCGCAGAGATGAAACTTTGATCACCGTTGTCCTGACCCAAGAAGAGATCGCAATGTGCCACGCGCTTGGCAACTTGCGGACATTCACTGATAGGGTCGTCGGCGTTCAAGATCGACAGGTTGGCAAGAATGAACCGAACGAGATTGATGAAGATGGCGTGCTAGCAGAGTTCGCATTTTGCAAGCACTGGAACATCTTCTTCAATCCAGTTCCTCATCCTCGCAAATGGTCATACGACTGCATGCTGAAAGGACGCCGCATAGACATCAAATCTACGCGGTACAAGGACTGTCACCTGTTTGGGCCTAAAAGAAGAAACGAAGAGATCGACATCTATGTGCTTGCAATCATCGATGGGTCGTCGGTGCATTTCCCCGGATATGCATTTGCTGACGATCTTTACAATGACGCCCGCATAAAGACAGTCGGCGGGAGGACATCACATGCAATACACGTATCAGAGCTAACCAAATGGAAGGCAAAGCAATGAAAGATAAAATCAATCCAAACCCAGTGGACCTTGAAGATCATGTTGAAGAAATGTTCGATGCTTCCGATAAAATTAAGGAAGAAATAGCTGATCTTGTGGACATGCTTATAGGTGCTATGCAATACAAAAGCCCTCTCTATACGCTCTCCGTGCTTACTAATGCTGCGGTAAAAATTGTAGCTGATAATGCACCAGACGAAGACTATGCTACTGCAACTTTAGAGGGGACGCTGGAAGCAATGAAAAAAAGTTTGCAAATTATGATTGAGGAGAACCTGTGCCGCTTTCAGCAGGATGGGGGAAGATATGAGCAGTAAAGAGATAAAAACCGAAATGTCTGATTTGCTTGAAAAGCTAGAAACAGCATCAGAGGTTTTTAGAATCTCGGATGAGATAACGGCGAGCTTTAACGGGAAAGATTCCGCCACTGTTCTGAGCATAAACTCGCTCGTCTCGGCCAAAGTAATCTTTGGCGTTTCGAGCAGTAGGGAGAAGGCTATCGCGATCTTAGGAACGCACTTCTCTAAAGTTTATGACATGATCGGCATGTTCTACGACGAACAAGAAGAAGAAGCAGAAGAAGCTACTAAACAATGAAACGTGTTCGCATCACAGCTAAAATGCGGGCCGACATCTTCATGCGGCACGGGGGCGTCTGTCACCTGTGTCGCATGAAGGTAATACCCGGCGAAGATTGGGATGTTAGCCATGAAATCCCTCTTGAATGCGGTGGTGCTGACGATGCTAGTAATTGGCTGGTTGCTCACCGCCGCTGTCATCGGACGCATACTGCAACTGTGGATGCTCCGCTGATCGCAAAAGTAAAGCGCATCCATCAAAGACATATAGGCGCGAAGAAATCACGTAATCCATTGCCCGGTGGGCGTAATTCGAAATGGAAAAAGAAAATGGATGGGACCGTAGTTAGGAGAGAAGAATGAAATTTTTCATAACAATGAACATGCCCTCCTCGCAGGGGTCACTTGTTCACCAGATCACTGGAGAGCATCCGGCCAACAGCATTGAGGAGTTCTGCAAAATATTGAATGACAACGCATTCGTCGTGGTCACTCAATACTACAAGGATGCAAACACGGTGGATGGAGACATCAACTGGATATGCATGGGGAACATCATCATCAACACTGAACACATCGGCAAAGTTCACGAACAAAACGAAAGGAAAGGTTATGGTAGACCATACGGAAATCCTCGCGGCAGCCGCGAAAACTTTGAGGGACAGGGGCTTCCAGTACGGGGCCGTAGAGGCATGTTTTGACCGCGCAGCGCGGCTCGCATCGATCCGTCTCGACAAGCCCGTTAATATGTTCGAGGTTGCGGTCATCATGTCTTGCGTCAAGCAGGCGCGTCAGATCGCGAACCCGACCCTTGCTGATAGTTGGGTCGATGGCATAAACTATGACGCTATTGCAGCGCAGTTTGCGCCCACCTTCTTTAGCAACGGCGAACTGGAGAATGACATTGCCGCCATAGCAAAGCGGCTTGCTCCGAAACGGGAGAACCCCAATGCAGAAACTTACAGCAGCAATAACGGCGGGGGCGTTGACCCTAACAAGCCTGATGCACCCGCTGGCGGCTGATGAATCAGCAGCGGATTTCTTCCGCAAAGATCGCGATTACTGGAGTCGGGGGCTACGTGCCCCCGATACCCCAAATTGGGCGGGGAACCTCTATTTTACACCGACAGACCCAAACAAGGCCAAAGTCGCCCAGATGGTCGCCGCAGAAGCTAAGGCTAGGCTTGGCTCTGAGCATGTAGAAACCGCCCTGCGCCTGACAAAGCTGGAGAGCGGCTACAGGTGCCACGTTCTAGGCCCTAAAACGCGCCACGGGCGGGCTGTAGGCCCGCTACAGGTGCTACCCTCCAGCGCCCGCGCGCTGGGCGTGGAAGACCTCCACAGGGACTGCAAGGCCCAGATCACCGCTGGCATCCTTCACATGGAGCGGTGCCTGTCCGTAGGGGCTAAGACCTACAAACAGATGGCGGCCTGTCACGTCGCCGGCTGGCAGCGCTGGAATAAGAAGCTTAACCGCAGGGCAGAGCGGTATAAGCAGCAATACATCCGCATGGCTCAAGCCTCCAAGGTGCCATCATGGGCTGGGACTCTTTCGGCGTGGTAGAGGCTCTCATCTTCTTTGCAGTCGTATCTGCGTTCTTTGCCACAGTCGCGTTTAGCGCATGGTGCGTGCTGTTGATCATCGCCGCCTATGATCTGATCAGAGAAAAAATGGGAAAATAAAATGAGCGTCCAAGATAAGATTCTGAAGCTATGGATGGATGGGAAGCAGGGCAGCGAGATCGCCGCCAAATTGAAACTGACACGCAATTCCGTCATGGGCCATCTTTATCGCATGCGGAAGAAGGGCCTGATTGAATACAAAGACCCGGTGGTGATTGAGAAGATCAATAGGGGGCAAACGCCTACACGAGTGCCCCGAGCGAAGAAGGCATATCGTAGCCCATATGAGCAGCCGAAAATATTATTCCCGCCAACGCCTAAAATTGGCGGGATCACTCTTATGGAGTTAACGAGCAACTCATGTCGTTATGTGATCAACGATGGGTTGCCGGCGCAGTTTAGATTTTGCGGCGCACCTAAGAAAACAAAGTCATATTGCGAAGAACATCACAAACTTTGTTATTACACGCCAGCTAAGTCAGATCGCAAAAAGTTCGTGCGAAAGAAAGTAACCTTGGCCGATATTCCGGTCTTTACCGGGGACTATAGAGCCTGATAGCCTGATTGAGTCACACAGGTGACTATCATCAACCGGCTAACGGTCGGCCCTTGGTTTTCACAGTGAGACTGTCACAAGTGACTTGCCCCGGCTCGGAAGAACCGGGGCATTTTCATTACTTCGCTTCAAGAGCTTTAACGCGCGCCGTCAAATCCTGAACGGCGTTGATCAGTGCGTAAACAAGCTGAGACGTGTCAAGATTCAGAAGCTGCGTTCCTTCATAATTGTATGTGCCAACCATTGACGAGAACGGCGTATTCTCCACTTCTTGAGCAATTAAGCCAGTGTAAACAACACCGTTGTTTGGAGTGCCGTAAAGGCCGTTATACTGATAAGTAACCGGCCTCAGAGTAAGCAGGGCTTCTGCTGACAGCGTGTAGTCTTGAACATTCTTCTTAACTCTAATGTCAGAAGAGGCCAGCCAACTTCCGCCGCCCGGTTTTGCAGCGTTAGCGACCTGAACCTCAAACAAGGAGGTACTTACGTAAAAAGCGGCAGCACCGCCAACGTTCGCAGAAATCGTAGCCCCAGAAGATGTGCTGTAGATAGAAGTGCCTGTCGTAAAGTTAAAAAACGCATCAGAACCAGTGCTTTGCCAGCTCGCATTTCCAGAAGAGAAGGCGTATCCAACTGAAGAGCCGGTTCCTGTGCTAAGTAGGATTTTACCGCCACTTATATTAATGTTGTTGGCATCTTGCGTAGCAATCGAGCCGAGGCCCAAGCTCGAACGTGCATTGTTGTCGCTAGAAATGCCAAAAGTGAGACCTACAGCTCCCGTAGATGGGCTTGCCGAAAGGCTAAAGCCGGAGGCAGAGCTAGAAGCGGAGACGGACGATACCGCACTTCCGGAGCCGCTGCTGGCCGAGGTAACGCGACCCGTGGCGTCAACGGTAACGGTCGCATTCGTGTAGGTACCGGCAGAAACGCCAGAGTTCGAAACGGCAATAGAACCGCCGGAAAGCGACAACCCCGTGCCTGCGCTAATCTCTTCAATAGCACCCGTGCCGGCAGTCGTGCGGCCAAGCAAGCGCCCAGTAGCGACGGTGAGGCCCGACCCAGTAACCGCGCCAGAGCCAGCCGCGCTAAGGTTAGAGCGGGCCGTGGCAGCATCAGTTGCCCCAGTGCCGCCAGCAGCGACCGGGAGTGTGCCAGCCGTGATCGCAGACGCGGAGGTGGAGTAAAGTGCCCTGTTGGCGGCGGTCATCGTAGACAGGCCTGTTCCGCCATTGGCGACGTTCAAAACGCCATCCAAGGTAACAGCTCCCGCCGTATTCGTATTTGGTGTAAATCCAGTTGTTCCAGCGCTAAACGTGGTCACACCACCAGCGGAACCCGTGGCCGCAATGGTGATCGCGCCGTTGCCATTTGTTACGGTGATGTTGGAGCCAGCCGTCAGGGTTGCTGGGGTCAGGCCGCCGGCATTATTGCCAATCAGAAGCTGTCCTGCCGTGTACGTCGTGGTGCCAGTGCCACCGTTAGCCACGCTAACAGGCGCAGTCAGATTGATGACCGATCCACTGGTGATGTTGATTCCATTGCCGCCAGTGACGGGGGAATTGTCTGCGAGATAGACGCTAGCAGTAGCTTGATCGACCCAAACGAACGTATTGGCGTCTTGAACCGCAAGGACATCATCGCCGGGAGAGCCGCCAGCGTTTCGCAAGACAACCGTGTACGCGCCCGTGGTGGCATTATCCACGATGAAGAAGCCAGAGATCGTGGCAGGGAAATAGACAATGACGTTGCCAGAAAGGGCACCAGTAAACTTGATGTGAACGTTCTGACATTGAGTAGTAGTCAGGGTCACATTGACGTTGGTCAGCGCGATAGAAACCGTGCCGCCAAAGGCGTTGTCGATAATGTCCCAGTCGTCATTGATGGGGACGGTCCAGCCGGTCGGGTCAGACGAATAGTCCTGATACGCGGGCTTTTCGATCTGCTTGTTGGTCGTAAAGCTCGATGTCATCTCTGGACCCTCAGATATGCTTGTTGGCGATCTCCAAAGCCTTGGCTATGGATTCATCGTCAGATTGTAGCAAAGGCTCTGTAGATTTGTTGATTTCTTTCTTGGCCCGATCCGCTGCCGCCACAAGGCGCGCGCCAATCGATGAAGATGAAACCTTTCCACCGGATGCACGCTGCTCGCGAGGCTGGTCCAGCGACCGCTCGTAAGACATAGCACCGACAAGGCCTGCAATCTTCTCTTGAAGACGAGCGACCACCTCGGGAGACGGCTTTTGCATCAGGAGCATCATTACTTCTGGATCGCGCGCGGCAATTTGAAGTTGCTGGATGCTTATGTTGCGCGTATCGCCGAGCATAAACTGACCAATTCGCTCTGCAATCGGTCCTGTAACTCGGCCCGTTCCCAACGCACCTACGGCAGCGCCAAGAAAATCAGTTGCGCCGGGATACCCAGCCATCGCAGATGCTACACGAGCAGCCAATTCAGCGGCGACAACATCTGAAATGCGCCCAATGCTTCGCCCATAGACAATGTCCATGATGCGGCCATTCTGAAGGCGAGCCAATGTTTCGCTTGGATTGGTGGTATACGACGGCAACCGCTCCATAGCCTGCGCGGATCGGCCAATGGCGTCGATGAATTTCTTCTCTTGGGGCGTCCCAAGAGTAGCTTTCAATTCAGTTCCATTTGCACGCAGGAAATTTGCAAGCCGATCTGGATTGCCGCTGTTAATCGCAGCCTCAAAGTTCGTATTAAGCTGACGCAGAGCAGCAGCCTGCTCAGATTCGCCAGCCTTACGAGCAAGATCAGTAAGCCTATCGCGCAGACCCGGAACTTCTTGGGCAAACGCAGCGTTTTTAGGGTCAGCGAGGAACCTATTAACGTCTGCTTGAGACAGTTTAACTTTGCTGCCGTTTTGCGTTAGTTGCCCAACCATCCAGTTACTAATGTCTGAGTCCAAAGCGGCCCCAAACGTATTGCGAACTTGCTTCAGATTTTCGACAGCATTCCTGCCGCTATACATGGCTCCAAAGACAGCGTCAGAGCCAATCTTCGGGATGCCACCCGCGCTTTCTTCAACAAGTTTCGCCATAAATTCGGGGCGAAACGTGTCGTAATAATCTTTCGTAGCCGCGACAGCCTGCTGCCACGCGCCACGCGACTGACCAGTCCGATCACCAAATCGAATGTTAGATGGGTCATTGATCACATCTGCAATCTTAGACCCGAGCTTTTGATGGATCATGCCAAGGGAGCCTTTGCCCTGACCAAACGCTCCACGCGCTTCGTCAAGAACAAGGGATCGAATAGCCTGAAGCTCCAGAAGCGGAACTGTCTTAGCGCCGCCTTCAGTCATCAAAGCATTTATTCTTTGCAGAACTTCAGGAGACAGACGGCTGCGATCAGTCGGCGTCAAAGACTGAAGATAATCATCTAGCTGTGTCGCCGCTTTGTTGCGATAAACAGCAGCCTGAGAGATGAGCGGATTTTGCCACGCAAGTTTGGCCGCTTCATCCTTTTGTTTTTCCAGCGCATCAATAGCAGCACGCGCAGCCCGAGAAGCCTCACCCTGCGGATTAACTCCTTGGAGGCCGATAGCCTGCGCCATATCAGGTTGGCGGATGCCAGCACCAACCATACCCGGCGCGCGAGCCGCTTCAGTGCCAAGAGCCTGCCGCGACCGCTCAATCTGTTGCTGAAGCGCAATAGCTTCCGTAGATGCCGGGTCTAGCTGGGCAAGTTGCCGCTCAAGGTTGGCGAGCTGGCCGCTGCGTGCAGCCTGTGCCGATGTTAGATCAACGCCTTGCAGGTATCGTTCTGGATCGGCTTGTGCTGCGGCTCTTTCGGCTCGCAGAGCCGCCTGAACGGCCTGCGGATCATCTACGCTTTCGCGCAGAACTTGACCCGCCACACGCTCCGCACGCTCCTGAACAGCAGCAGGGCGGGTAAGGGCATATCGACCCTGAGCAACGCCGCCAGCAAGGCCGCCAGCTAAAGTGCCGGCCAACTGGGCAGGAAGCTCCAGCGACGAGCCACGGAACAGTTCTTTAGCCGACGCACCGGTCAAGCCGCCGCCTGCACCAATGGCAAGCTTTGAGGCCATGCCGCCGGGGCCGACAGCCGCGCCGCCGACCATTTCCATCGTGTCTTTAGCGATCCGTCCCGGTGAAGTTGTCGGCTCGTACTGAGTAACACCCTTGATTTGCGGAGCTACAGTTTCCGCAGCCTTAATTGTCTGTGCTGAAGTTGGCGCAAAAGAAATGGCGCTGGGAACGAGCTTGCGCGATTCAGCCTCTTTAGCGGCCTCCATCATGCGCTGTTCAATCTCCTCCTGCGGTTTGCCCGTCAGGTAGGAGCCTGCATATGAGCCGGCTTTTCTAACGCCAACATCGACCAGATCGCGAAGATCGCCAACGATGCCGGGAATGCCGAGAACGCCGCGAGACGCGCCCGCAGCCGCTCCCATGCCAAGGTCTCCCATCGGGCCATAAACTGTCGGCTTGCCCTCTTCAGAAGGAAGGGCAAAGTCAGGACCAGAATATTTTTCTTTCGGAGCCGTTTTAGGTTCAGTCTCGCTTGGGAGGAAAAACTCGTTGCTCACGATTACCTCCCAAGAATCTTGTCGGTGATGCCCTTGCCGTATTTCCCGTCAATTTTACTACGAGCGTTAGACAAAATTTCCGGGTTATCGCGAACAGCGTTCACCAGAGCTTCTCTGTCTCTCGGATCAACGGTCGAGAGAATTGCCCTATCAGCATACATCTGCGGCGGGTTCATCTGACGGAACATTTCTTCCGCACCGCTCAGATGACCAAAGCGCGAGTAGTAGTTGTTATAAAACTGCGCTTTGTCCTGCTCATATTTTGCCGCTTCGCGAAGACCGGCAGAAATACGCATGTAACCCATCGGCGTGTTTTCGATGCCGGGGTTAGCCTGCACAGACTGCTGCACAATGAAGCCCGGCTCACGCGAGCCAATAGACCGAGCAAGAGCAGAGCCAAGACGGAAAGTGTTCTTGGAAATACTTTCCAGAGCAGCAACATCGTCAGGATTGAACGCAGGCTTACCGCCCATTCCTTGGATGAAGGTGTTTGCGCGGGTCGCAAAATCCTTGCGTTCTTTTGCATAAGCACCGGGCACCAAGAACCCTTCCTTCGGAAGGCTTGAAAACTGCTTATCCATCTCATCGAGGGCGTAAATCTGATCATACGCAGCCTCAGCCTTGCGAGCCTGTTCTTCAACAATTGGCTTCGCAATAGCTGCCTGCTGCTCCTTCATCTTGGGGTCCATCTCGATGTTCAGATGCTCCGGCGGTTCATAATCGTCGGGCAACGTAACAGTTGGATTCCAAGTATTGACGTTGAGCTTCTGACCAGCCGGCGCAGCCGCAGGCTTGGGCGCTTCTTGGCGGCCCTCAGACGGCTTTGGAGCCTCTGCCTTGCCGCCAGTGGGAAGCTCAGAGCCGGGCTTAACAGGAACCTTCTCAACCTTGCCTTCAAATCCGGGCAGCGGCTTAAGGTCTTTGTCCGTGATTTGAACCGGGGGCTTCGTCGGGTTGGACTTGTCAAGAATGTACCAGCCGCGACCACGCACCCACTGACGCTCATAGAGGCCAGATTCAAGGACGCGGGTTTCCATCCCAACCTTGCCAGTCTGCTGAACTTGAGTGCCAACTTCCTCGCGCTTCTTCTCAACGTCAGAAAGCTTCTCTTCAAGGTCTTGGAAGGATTTAGCTCCCGCCAACACACCAGCCGAAAGAGCAGTGCCAAAATTACGGGTCGGGGTAGTTCCCATCGTGCCCAACGCAGTCAGGGCAGGAATGATGAACTGACGGCTGGTAAGGAAATCACCCCAAGTTTGCTCTTGACCTCGCGGGTCTTTAGGAGCCGAAAAACCTTCCTTTGGTTTAAGGCCGCCCGCAGGCTTGATTATCTCAGTCCCAGCGGCAACGCGATCCTGACCTGCCGGCACAAGGCCACCCGGCCTTTGAACCGAATAATTGCCTTCAGGATCAATCATCCCAGCTTCTTCAGCCCGACGACGCGCGTTCACGCCCTCGTTATGAACTCTCAGACCATAGACGGCTTGAGCAATTGCAGATCGATCACCAGACTGGACGGCCTGTGCAACAGATTTGGGAAGGCGTCCATAGTTGTAGGTGACAGACGTAAGTGCAGCCTGAGTATTGGGGTCTAGACTGCTCCACGCCTCATCGCCAACGGACTTGCGAATGGAACCTTGGAACTCGCCAACACGACGTATCAAATCGCGTTTAGCGTCTTCCATCGTAACTCTGGTACCCTCTCCGACACGCTGCACTTCGCCGGTAGGAAGAGTTACGGTATCAGAGCCGAATCCAGTCCGCAGAGCATTGACATCTCGATACGGCCTTTCACGGAACCCTTCAAACTTTGCAATGGTTCGCAACGTCGGGTCTTCTAGACCCCCCTCAACCTCGCCTTCAGTGGCATAGCCAGAACGCTGCGGGACAAGGCCGCCAGAATACCGCTCTTCACGCGCGGCATCTTCTGTCGCAAGCTTGTAATCAACCGTCTTGTACTTGCCAGAGCGGCCAACCGCTTCAGGATGCTCTTTCTCGACCTCTTGCGCCATCAAGCCAACTTGGGTGCGCGGGTCACCTTTGTAGTTAAACCGATAAATGGTCTGACCATCATTGGTTTTGCCAATTGGCTGAACGTTTTCTTTGGCGTTGCGGTCAGAGACAAACGGCAGCAGGGCAAGAAGGGCACCGATCCCCTCACCGGCGGCAGCGCCAAGCGATCCAAGCGTGCCAAGGCCCGCAGCCGCTTCACCAGCCGCAGCAGCACCAGCACCAAGACCAGCAGCCTCTGCCGCGCCAGCGCCGAGACCAGCGGCAGCGGCCTCAGTCGCCGCAGTCCCCATGCCCGTGGCAGCGGCAGCATCGCCACCGGGGCCAAGAAGGGTGCTGAGTTTGTCGAGGCCTTTCGAACCAAGCTTCCCAAGCTTATCCGCTGCGCCCAGCCCCTGCGCTAGCTGAGTAAGACCGCTAGGCTGCGCGGCAGATTTGGCGGCAGCACGAAGCTCTGCATCATTGGTTGGCAGCTTGCGGATTTGCGGCTCTTCAAGAGCCGAATCGGGGATATAGCCCTGATTGCCGGATACCGAGCCATAGGGCAGACCGCCGCCAAGGCTCTTATGTGGCACTAGACCGCCGTGCTGATAGTCATAACCGGGGATTGAATACTTTTGATCATCCTCAAGCGGACGAACGTATTCAGCCGGTTTGGCACCCTTCGCTGGCATATCAGCCGCCGGGGGCGCGCCCGGAGACGGAGTAGGAGACGTGTTTTCTCCCGGCCCTTTTACTTTCTCTGATATAGCAGAAAGTGCCCGACGAGGAAGGCCCTTTTCAGAGGACAGTCTGTCAGCCATTTCGCCAAGCTGCGCCCACTGCTGTGCAGTTTGATAAGGCGAGATAGGCTTTTCCGGCCTGAAGTCAGACTTCAAAATAGACCGAGGAACAGGCAGGAATTTCGCAGGAATGTAGGTCTGCGCGCCCGGAGGCATCTGACCCATCATGTTCTGCATGTAAGGCGCGTAAGGGTTGGCTTGGCTCGCCTGAATGTCGCTCATCGTGTACGAGTCAACAATGCTTCCCTTAGCGTATGCCGCCCGACCACCGCGATTGAACTGCGAAGGCGCAGAGGTCGGAGCCGAGGCCGGCTGCGACTGCTGAGACTGCGAAGAAGCCTGCGGCTGGTTCTGGTTCTGCGACTGCTGCGCGGGCATAAGACCGCCGCCGTAGCCGCCATACCCACCGAGATTCCCGTAGCCCCCAAGTGGCTGATAGCCACCGTAGCCACCCATCGGGCTAAAGCCACCATAGCCCCCAAGGCCGCCGAACATCCCATAAGGATTGGCATAGGCAAAGGAAGCCATCGCGGGGGAGCCATAACCACCATACCCGCCAAAGCCACCAAACCCACCGTAGCCGCCGAAACCACCAAAGCCACCGATCCCGCCGGTGCCCATAGCAAACGGAGAAAAGGAGCCGGGGGCTTCATAAAACGGCGCATACCCGCGCGCGCCGCCAGACATGTACTCAGGCGATTGGCGCATGGCAGCCGCAATGGCCGCAGGGCTGGCACCGCTCGCATAAGCATTACGCCAATAGCTCATTCCAGAGGGATCAGCATTGCGTCCAAGATTCTGCTGATACAGGTTGTTGATGACAGCCTGCGGTGAGAACGAAGACGCGCCAGAGCCGAGAGATGCAGAGTAGGAACCGTACCTATTGCGGACGGGCATGCCAGTTTGGACAAACGCACCCGGATCATACGTCAGCGGCTTTTGAACCGGAGGAATTGCGGGCGCGCCAGCAGCCTTGCCATCGGCAGCAGCCGTAGTTTTCGCGGCATCCGTCGTTTTTGCTGCGGTAGTTGTCGTAGAAGCATTGGTTGTTTTAGCTGCATCAGCGGCTTGCGTAGTTGCAGTATTGTTAGACAGCGCGCCCGTGCCCATCGATATTCCGGGTGTTACGCCCTGTTTGATGTCGTAGTTTTTGCCTTCTTCAGAGCCGGCAATTCCCTTTTGAACATCATCAAAGGATGTTCCTTGGGCGAGCAAATTTTCCCAATAATCGGTTTCAGATTCATTCTTCGGTGCGCGACCAAGTTCCCGTTGGTAGAAGTCCGCGACAGCCTTTTCACGAAGGCCCGGCGCAACAATGTTCTGGAAGTCCTCGTTAGACATGGAGGCTTCACGATCAGGATGCGTCCAGTCGTTGTACTCTTCGCGATACTGCCAGCCGGTGTTGTCGGGAATGCCTCCAGCCGCGTATCCCGCACGCGGGACAAGGCCGCCGTATTCATAATCGCCCGGCTCGTTCACTGCGCCGCCCATACGTGACGGGATCAGGCCACCAGTGTAGCGCGCCATGCGCTTGGCAGAATCTTCAGTAGCCTTCTCGTAATCGACCGTCTTGTAGCCGCCCGACAGACCGACGGCTTCAGGATGCTTCTTCTCAACCTCATCAGCCATGAGGCCGATCTGAGTACGGTCGTCGCCCTTGTACTTAAAGCGATAGATCGGAATGCCATCCTTGGTCGTGCCGATCTTCTCGGCTTCTTCCTTCAGCCGGCGATCCGAGAAGAACCCACTACCGCTGCTCTGCGTGGTCGTGGTGCTGCCAGACAGCGCACCCGTGCCCATCGCAAGGTTCCCGAGGAACTGCGTCTGCTGATAGGGG